TCAAGCTCAAGCATGATGTGCGGGCCAAGGGTCTCGATGAGAACAACGCCGCGGAAAAACTCGCCATCGATCGCCGCGGCGCCGCCATCGAGCAAAACGAGAAGCTAAAGGCTCAAGGCGAGGAGATGCGGAAGGCCAACGAATTGTGGACGGCGCCATTGAAATCGGCGCTGGAAAGCATCCAGTCCACCGCCGCCGACGCCTTCGAAGGCATACTGGAGAGCGGCAAGTTTTCGTTTCAGGCGCTCGGCGATGTGGTCAAAAAGACGGTCATCCGCATGATCGCCGAATTCGCCGCCCTCGCCGTTATCCGGCCGATGATGGGCAGCATGATCGGCGGTCTTCAGTCCATCGGTCTTGTCAGTGGGTCCACCGCCTCGAGCCTCGGTTTTGGCGGTTCGGGTGGCGGCGGCATGTCGATGCCGAGCTTCGGCGGTGGCGGCATGTTCGGTTTCCTCGGCAACCCCATGACCGGATCGATCGATCAGACAACCGGCCTGGCGACCGGCGCCCTCGGTGGCCTGACCTGGGGCCAGGGCCTCGCCGGTGCGGCCTCCATCGGCATGGGCGCCTACAACATGGCGACATCGAAGGGTATCGGCGGCATGCTGGGCGGCGGTCTCAGCATCCTTGGCGGTGGCATCGGCCTGGCCTCGATGGCGGGTCTCCTGCCCATGCTCGGTGCCGCTGGCGGTCCCATCGGCATGGGCCTCGGTCTCGCCGGCATGCTGCTGCCCATGCTTCTCGGCGGCGGCGAGGAATACAAATGGGCGCCGCTCGCCGGCGGCAACGTCCAGTTCAACCCGGGCGCCGGTGGCTACGCGATGAACGCCACCCAGCAGAACGGCGGCAAGTCGATCGCCGGCCAGTTCGGCGGTGTCGGCTCCACGCTGGACGCCTTCTTCAAGGCGGCCGGCGGCCTCACCGACCCCGGCCTCGCGTTCGGTGCCTCCATCTGGAACAACCAGCGCGAGGGCACGACCTCGACTTATCTCATCAGCCCGACCCAGGGCTCGAACCAGCAGACCTATGATGAAAGCGGCGATCCCGCGGCCGCAGTCGACCGTCTCATCGCCAAGGTGTTCTACGATTCGATCCAGAACAACGCGGCGATGAAGGCCTCGCCGACGCTGCGAACGGCGTTCGCCAACCGCGAACCGACCGGCACGGCGGAAATCTCCGGCCTGTTCGATCTCATCGCGGCCTACGACCAGCTCGGCAAGAACGAGAACATCACCAAGGCCGAGACGGCGCTGAAGGGCATCGACGCGCAGTTCGCCAGTCTCACCGCCGGGGCCAACGAATGGGGCCTCTCGCTGGCGCCGATCACCGCCGAGATCGCGAAACAGCGCAAGGCCTACGCCGACGACTTCCTGCACACCATCGACGCCGTCCTCGACCCCGCCGGCACCGCCCTCGACGACTTCGCCAAGGAACGCGCCGCTGGCATGAAGGAATGGAAGTACATCAACGACAACGTCAGAGAGACCGTGATCGCGCAGGCCAAGGTCGAGGAGTACTACGCCAAGCGCGCGGCCGATCTCGACAAGCAGATCAACGCCGAGCGGATCGCGATGACCACGGCGGCCGTGGCGTCGATGGAGGAGGCCATCCGCCGGCTCAGTCCGGGCGGTGCCGGGGCCAACCTCAACCCGTCCGGCACCCTGGCGGGCATCGAGGCGACCTATAGCGCAACCTACGGCCAGGCGGCCGGCGGCGATGCGGCGGCGATCTCGCGGCTGGCCGGCGAGGGCACCGCGTACGCCGATTATAGCAAGAGCTATTTTGCCGGCTCGCCGGAATACAACGCGATCCGCGATCGGCTCCTAGCCGATTTCCGCACCATCCAGGCTGCCGTGCAGGTGCCGACCGCGGCCGACGGTACGCCGCTCGACGTCAACACTTCGGCCAACAACAACGCGCAGTTCCAGCAGCTGATGGCGACCGTCCAGACGTTGACGAAAAAGCTCGACCAGCGCGACGCCGATAACGCCCGCTTGATGGGCCTGCTCTCGCGCTATCTCACGAACGGCCGGAGCGCCGCCTGATGGCCGTCATCAAGTTCGCCACCGGCAACCCGCCGCTGGGCCAGCTGGGCGGTCCCGTGGAGCCGTGGCCGCTGTCGGTCGGCATCGATCCGCTCGATCTCGGCGCCCATCGCGGCAAGGCCTACCTTCTCGTTGCCGAACCGGTGAACCCGACCGCGGGCCCGTCGCTCGGTCTCTACGGTCCGCTCGGCGACATGCTCTATCCCGAGGGTGGCGAGTGGGGCTGGAAGGGTCTCCGGCAGACGCTCTATCCCGCCGCCACGCGCGGCCGCAGCTCGCGCAACGACGACACGCCGGCCGCAACCTGGGTGCCGTCGAAGCTGGAGACGCCCAACAATTTTGGCAGCTCGTTGTTCTCCGGCGTCGATCCGCTCAGCCGCACCGGCGCCGGCGAGGGCGAGCTGGTGCTGTACGATCCCGACGGCGAACTCGACGTCCTGCTCGACTATGTCTGGGACTCGGCCCCGCTCACGTTGAAGCGCGGCGTGCCCGGCACCAACTTCTCGACCTGGGAGACCGTCGGCCGCTTCACCGCGGCGGGCCTGATCGACGATCTCGACACCAAGCGGATCAGGCTGCGCGATCTCGGCTGGCGGCTCTCCGGCCTGCTGCACACCGAATACTACGGCGGCACCGGCGGCCTGGACGGTGACGCCGAAAAGCGTGGGGTCTGGAAGCCCTACGCGGTGGGCTATGTCTTCCGCTGCGAGCCGGTGCTGATCAACGCAGCGCTCGGGATCTGGCAATTCAGCTGCGCGGCCAGCACCGCCGTCACCACGTTCCTTCATGGCGGCGTGCCGCTTCCCTTCCACGCCGACTACGCCACCTATGACGCATTGGCTGCAGCCGTCGACGCACTGGCGATTCCCTCCGGCAAGTATGCGACCTGCCTCGCGAAGTCTCTGGTGGCCGCGAACGTCGATATCCAATTCGGCATCCGGCTCGAGGTGATCGGAGACAGCGAGGTCTCCTATGGACACCCGGCGCCGACCACCCGCGCCGCCATCGTCCGCAGGGTCGCCACGACGCGCGGCGCGAGCCGCATCGACGATGCCGCCGAGATCGACATTCCCTCGTTCAACCAGGTCGAGGCCATGCACGCCGGCCCCTGCGGCTGGTACTGGTCGGCCGAGATCACCAAGGCCGCGGCGCTCGACGAGATCCTGGCCGGCATCCTGGGCTTCTGGCGGGTCCGTCCCGACGGCCAACTCTCGATCGGCTATGTCGACGATCCCGCCCGCGGCTCGATCATGAACCTCGCCTACCGGGCCGAAGGCATGGGCATGCCCCGCGTCATCGACCGCGCGCCGCCGCGCGCCGGCACCTTTGTAGGCTGGCGCCGCAACTACGCGCCACAGCCGCGCAACGAACTGGCCGGGTCGGTCGACGACGAGACGGCGGCGATCGAGGCGGCACCGTCACGCTATGCCCAGGCGCTGTCGCCGCATATCCCGGCGCTCCATCCAACCGCGCCGGTGGTGACGATCGAGGGCGGTTTCCGGGACGAGGCCGATGCCGTCGTCGAATGTTCCCGCCAGCAGGCCCTGCTCTCGGTCGAGCGCAAACGCTGGCAATGGGACCTACTGATCGACCCCCACGTCGACCTCGAGGGCAAGGTCGTCACCATCACCGGTGTCAACCGGGTCGGCCTCGGCGCCGCGAAGCCGCTCCTCGCCGTCGGCAAAAACGCGCCGGGCGACGGCACCGTGATCTTCGACTGGTGGGGTTAGGATGGCGGAAAAAGCTCTGTTCCTCGCCTCGCGGTACGTCCAGGCGGCGACGCTGGCGGCGTCGTCGGCGATGCCGCTCCTGCCGGTCACCTATCTCCAGAAGCAGGAACCCGACAAGGTGTGGCGCGCGACGGGATGCACCGCCGAGTGGATCACCCTTGATCTCGGCACCGCTCGCGCCTGCAACGGGGCAGGGTTTGTTGGCGTCAATTGGACGGCGGCGGCCACCGTTCGGATTCGCGCCAACTCCGTGGCGGACATGACGGCGGCACCGCTCGACACCGGGTCAGTCTCTCCTTGGCCGGCGACCGGGAAGCCGACCGACGAGGACTGGCCGATTTTCGCCTGCCTCGTCCGCTGGGTGAACAGCACCGCCTATCGCTATTGGCGCATCGATATCGTCGATGCCGCCAATCCCGATGGCTACGTCGAGCTCGGCCGCCCCTATCTCGCCAACTACTTCCAGCCGGTCTTCAACGTCGATATCAACATCGGCGTCGGCCTCGACTCGCCGGACCAGCGCACCCGCACCCCGGCGGGGAAGACGTTCACCGACGGCCGCGGCCCACCCTCGCGCCGCTTCGTGCTGCCGATCTCGGCGGTGAACGAGCGCGATCTCTGGGACTCGCTGTTCGACCTGCAGCGGCTCTGCGGTCTCGCCGTCGATTTCTTCTTCTCGCTGGATCCTTCGGCCACCACCGACTTCCACCGCTACTCGATGCAGGCGCTGTTCGCCGATGGCGCGCAATTCGATTCGCAGCCCTTCTGGGACGCCACCGGCCAGGTCTGGCGGACCTCCCTGACGCTTCTCGAACAGACCTGAGGTCCCGACATGGCGCGCACTTTTGCCGATGAAGTCGTCCAGACCTCGCAGACCACCGGGGCCGGCACCTACGATCTCGATCCCACACCACCCGGCGGCTATCGCAGCTTTCGTCAGGGCTACGCCGATCTCGACGAGCCCTATGTTGCCGTCAGGAACGACGGCAACACGAAGTGGGAACTGAACAAGCCCACGGTCCTAACCTATGGCGCGCCGGATCGCATCGCGCGCAACGTCTACCTGTCGACCAACGGCAACGCCGCGGTATCCTGGGTAACCGACGACCTGCCGCTGACGCTCTATGTGCCGTCATCGGCCCAGCTGCTGGAAATGGCGATCACCGGTTGGCTGGCGACCACGCGGCACTGGCTGCTGCGTGCCGGCGCCTTCTGGTGGGATTCGACCGCCGGCGTCGCCGTGGGTTGGGTCTACAAGCTCGCCACCGGCGCCGCGACCAATGCCCGCATCGGCTACTACGATGCCGTGAAGGCGGAGTATTTCCCCGACGGCCGCCGCCGCTTCGTCGACAACGGTGCCGCCAACCTGGTGATGACCGCCGATCATGCCGGGCAGACCGTCAAATTCGATGTCACCGCGGCTGGCCGGACCTTCACGTTGTTGGCCGGGGCGACCACCGGCATCGGTCCCGGCTTTCCGGTCCACGTGCTGCCCTATGGCGGCAACAACTGCGTCTCGCTGATCCCCGATG